CAGTGGCACGACGAACGCAAACAGAGTTTCACCAAGCGTGGTTTGCGGCATGTGTTCGCGCGTGAGATTGAACGTGACTACTCGGCAGCACGCGAGGGGATGCTGATCCAGCCTGAGTGGGCACATGCTGCAACGGACTCACACTTGCGGTTGGCCAAGGCAACGGACAATGAATACACAGTCGAGGATTTTGATAGTGGCAAGTGGATCGCAGGGCTCGACGTTGCCGACGAAGGCGTGGACACCAATGCATTGTTGCTACGACGTGGCTCGGTGGCAAAATTTGTCGATGAGTGGGATGAACGCGACGTAGGCGTCACGACACGGCGCGCGATCTCGGCTTGCAAGCCTTACATCCCGATGGAATTGCAATATGACTCCATTGGGCTTGGCGCTGCGGTGAAAGCAGAGACGAACCGTTTGAAGGATGAAAGTTTGTTGCCAAGGGAATTGAGGGTGTTGCCCTGGTCGGCTTCCGCCAAGGTAGCTGATCCAATCGGCCGCATCATCAAGGGTGATAAGTTCTCACAGCTTAACCGGGACTTCTTCGGCAACTTCAAAGCGCAGGCATGGTGGAACGTAGCGCGGCTATTTCAAAACACTTACCGCGCTATCCGCCAGCTTGAAGGTGACCCGGACGAAAAAGATTATACGTGGGAACCGGCCGACATCATTTCGTTGTCGAGTGAGCTTGGTCCGTTGCTTGCAAAATTGCGACGTGAACTGTCGCAGGCTACGGGCTCGCGCGATACGCGTGGCAAGTTGATCGTGGATAAGCAACCCGAGGGTGCTAAGTCGCCTAACTTAGCTGATGCACTGATCATGGCATTCTGGCCCGCGAGATCATTGACGGGGATAGGAATGTTTACGGGTTCGAAGATGCTGACTTAAATCAAATTCCTCGCCAGTAGCTCAGGTCCGCCGCATCTCCTGGGTTGGTGAGGAAGGCGAGTCGGGTGCGGTGTGAGTGGCCTCCTCATGACATCGTATTCGGCTCGCCACTAATTCAAACAACAGGAACAGCACATGGCTATCGGTGGTTACTTCACCAATTGGCTCTACAGCAATTTCAAGATGCCGCGTGGCAAACCGTTCTCGGAAATGGGCACGGGTGGCACGGCGTTGTACGGCGGGCATATTGCGTCGATTGAGAAATCAGCGAAGTGGGTGGGCGCGCAGAAGTACGTCACGGCTTCCGAGATTGCGACCAACATCTCGATTGTCGCGGCCGGTGTGCATTATTTCTTGAACCTCGTTGCGCACCCGAAGTGGACGGTGAAGCCTGCCAAGCCAAAGAGCGGCGATAAGAAGCCGAAGCTTGGAATTGCGAAGCCCGGTGGTTCACGGCCGACTGATGTAAGCGGGCAAGCACAAAAGATGGCTGACTTTGTGCAAGAGTGTATGGAGAATACCGACACGCCTTGGCAGCGCATTGTGCGACGCTCGGGCATGTATCGCTTCCATGGCTTTGGCTTGCAGGAATGGATTGCGCGCAAGCGTGACGACGGTCAGATTGAATTCAAGGATATTGAACCACGCCCGCAATTTTCCATTGAGCGTTGGGCGGTTGACGAGGAAGGCACGATTGAAGGTGTGGCGCAACGTTCGCCACAGAATTTTGAGTTACTGCTGATCCCGCGCAAGAAGCTAGTCTATCTTGTGGATGATACGTTGTCGGACTCGCCTGAAGGTATGGGGCTGTTTCGTCATCTTGCCGAACCGTATGAGCGCTTGAAGCGCTATCTCGAACTGGAAGCCAAGGGCTTCGAGCGCGATCTGCGTGGCACACCAATCGGCCGTGCGCCCTATGCGGCGTTGCGCAAGGCTGTTGCTGATGGTGAATTGACTGAAGGTAAGGCTAAGGAACTGGTTGAGGGCATGGAAGCATTCGTGCGCGCACAGGTGAAAATGTCCGACACATCGTTGATGTTGGATAGCGTTCCCTATGAGAACGCGTCGGCCGAAGGCATGAAATTTGTGGCTACCCCACAGTGGGGCATTGAGCTTCTACAGGGTGGCGCGGCTGGCCTAGCTGAATTGAACACGGCGGTTGATCGTATCCAGCGTGAGATGGCACGCATCCTTGGTGTCGAGCAATTGATGCTGGGTGATACGGGCGGCAATCGTGCGCTCGCGGTGGACAAATCGCGCAATCTTTATCTGATCGCAAATTCGGTGTTGTCCAATATCGCGATGCAGTACAACAAGGATTTGATCGAGCCGCTATGGTTGCTCAATGCGTTCGACGAAGATTTGAAGCCGACGTTCCAAGTTGAGGATGTGGCGTTCAAGGATGTGTCGGAAGTCGTGACGGCGTTGCAGGGCATGGCGCAAGCGGGTGCGGTGCTGAGCCCTGATGATCCTGTAATCGACGACGTGCGTGATCTGCTCGGCATTTCCAAGTCGGTGAAGCCAACGCCCGAACAGATGGGTGTGGTCACTGGCAAGCAGCCCGGACAGGATCAATTTGGTGGCAAGAAACCCGGTGATAAGGAAGAGCAGACACAGGCTGACATCGCCGACGAAGGCACCGGCAAGCCCAAGAAGCCACCATTTGTGAAGTATAGCCCCGATCAACCGCGCGATGACACTGGTAAGTGGACTGAGGGTGGTGGCGGTGAGCATCCGGGCAAAGGCTATTCAACAAAATCCTATGTGCAGGGTGGAAAGGTTTACACCAACAATGTGAACGACGCCGTGCGCGCGTTGCATGAGAACCGGCCGGTCGTGCTGCATTCGATCAAACAAGTCTCGACGCTGCTTGGGCGCTTGCGTGAGGTCACCAAGAAGATGATCGATAAGGGCAAGGACGCGCCGAATTTCAATTTGTGTAACGTGTCGGTGCAGGGCTCAAATTTGTTCTGTGCTGAAAGCAAGGGCATCCCGCGTATTGAGATGCCTCAGTTGAAAGACCCGAAGGGCCTGCTCGATTCATTGCGTGAGCAGGGCGTCAAAGTCGAAAAGGATTCAGAGCGTGCGTCGTACCTCAAGGCAACGCAGAACGAATTGAACGGTGCGAAGGTTGCGGGCATTGCGCATAAAATGATGGCAGGCAAGATGGAAGGTGACGAAGAGCGCTTGTTCGTCTCGCGCGACAATTACATTGTTGATGGCCATCATCGTTGGGCTGCGACAGTTGGTGTCGATGCACTTGACGGCCGTTTAGGTGATGCGCGCATGAAGGTCTACCGTGTCAACATGGACATCATCCCGTTGCTCAAGCAGGCCGAGAAATTTAGCGGTGAGCACAAGGGTGCAGGACCGGCCGATGCAAATAAGAGCATTGGTGACGTGTTGAAGATGCTAGAAGTGGGCAATGAATCCGTGGTTGAGGAAGATCGCGTGATTATCAAACTGAAACTGGCTGCATGACTACATACGAAATCATCGTCGAAACACAGGAAGAGTTTGATCGGATTTCCAAGGCCGTCTCTGACGGCTTTGGCGTGTCTGTGGCCAATGGAGTTGCGCCTACGACAATTGAGGTCAATGGCCCAAATGCGTACGCGCGGGTGATGAAGGCACTTGACGACGCTGCTATTAAGTACAGCCCTGATCAAGAACGCGACGAGCGCGGACGCTGGTCAGGTGATGGTGTGCTGCCGATGGATACCGACTCGCGCATGTTGCGTGCGCGCGAGCAGGGTTTCGACACGGGCACCAAATGGTTTCATGGGGCAGCAGCGTCATTTGCTGATTTCAAATACGAAGATACAAACTTCGGGGTGTGGATTACGACCGACGCTGCATCTGCGAGCGGTTACGCTGCTATTGCTGGCCGTCAAGAAGGTGGTGCACAACAGATTTACCCATTGTTCGTTCGTGGCAAACTCGCGACAGAGGGTGATCGTGTGGCTGCTGAAAAGCACATTGGTATGTCTGGTGATGCTAGGTTTCTAAGCAGCAACACTCAGAAATATTATCCGCTGTTGCGACAAGAATTGCAGCGTCGTGGTTTTACTGGTTGGCGTGAAAAGGGCTTTGCTGTGATGTTCAACTCTGAGAACATTCGCTCAGTTCATGCCGCATTCGATCCGAAGGATGTAGGCGACCCGCATATCGGCAAGAGCACTGAAGAGCGCTTGCTGAGTGTGCTTGAGCGTTTGGAAAAATTATTCGACGAAGACCTTCATCCGCGCGATGACAGTGGTCGTTTTACATTTGGTGGTGGTGCAGGTTTTGTCTCACCCAACGTCGAGACGAACAAAGATTTTAGTCATGCTGCCAGTGATCTAGCGAGCGCACGTCAGACATTTTTGCGCAATGCATTCGCTGATGTCGATCAGACTATGGGGATTACGCCGGATTGGACGCACGACGTTGTAGGGGCGTGGACTGACGGTGCCGAGAATTCGGCCATGATGCATTTTGGTTCAATGTCGTGGGAAGACTTGCGAACCGTCATGGCCATGAAAGGCTACCTCGCAAATCAAAAGCAGGTGTTGGCATTTCAGGCGCGTGATACCAATGCACCTGATTTCCTTGCGCAATTCGCGGCTACCGGAAATGTTAAGGACATTCACGACAAGCTATTGGCGGATGGCCTGGAATTTCATACACTACAGCCAACAAGCACTGGCGCTCAGGTTTACGTGTACCATGATCACACGCATGGCCCCGCGCAAGACGTTGTGGATAAATTGGTAAAGGCAGCGAAGCACTATGGCACAGCCCCGGAAATCGAGTTTGGCAAAGGCGAATTCATCGGCGCGGACAAAGACCTCGCGACGGACGCCTTCACGCGCGAGCACGCCCGAAAAGTCTTTGAGGGAATCATTGAATCTTCAGGGATGCGTAGTGCGAAGCAATCCTGGCCAGTGCTACGGGATCGGTGGCGTGCGGTCGCCGATGCCGTCAAAGCCCTAAGCCGTTTCTACAAGTACAGCGACGATCAAGCGCGTGACGATCATGGCCGTTGGTCCGCCGAAGGCAGCGGATACACCAGCAACATTGACGTAACCAACGCGCGCTTCAAGACGTGGTTCGGCGACAGCAAGGTCACCAACGCGCAAGGTGATCCGCTGGTGATGTTCCACGGCACCACACACAATTTCGATACGTTCGATGCTGGCAAGTTTGCAACAGCGGAATCATTCTTTGGGCGCGGGCACTATTTCACTAGCGATCCGAATGACGCCAGCAAAAACTACGGCAGCAAGGAAGGCCCCGATCTCAAGAACCGCATTGAGAATTTGGCTGAGCGTTTGCAGAACGAAAACCCTGAAAAGTATCCAGGTGGGGCTGACGCTGCACGCGCGGAAGCGGAGCGCCAACTATCTGAGAATGAAGGCGCGGTGATCCCGGCTTATATCAAGGTTGAAAATCCGTTTGACTTTGGCGGGCCGAACGAAACGTTTTTGGATTACGAGGGCGGCTACAATCCCAAGACCGAAGAGTACGATCTACCAGAGAGCGGCAAGCTGGTGGATTTCATGGAAAATCTCCGGCAGGTGGCGCGCGATTACAACGACGCCAACATTGACAAAGTTTCCACCAAGATCATGGAGTACGGACTCGACGGTGGAATCAAAGCATCGCAGTTATTCAACGCTCTTGAGCAGAGTGAGTCATTCAACTATGCGACCGACGACGAAGGCAATCTAGTTTCCAAGGAAATCTTCCGGCAGGCGTTAGAGCGCACGGGCTTCGATGGTGTGATCATTCGCGACCCGGCTGACAAATACCCTGGAATGCAAATCGACACGGATGCGATTCACGTCATCGCGTTCAAATCAAATCAAATCAAATCTGCAATTGGCAACAGCGGGAGGTTTGATCCAAATGATCCGAACATCACAAAGTCTTTTAACCCGGAACAAGAGCGCGAGCCCGCAGGCTCACCAGAGGGTGGGCGGTTTGCATCAGGTGGTGGTGGTGTTGACGCTGGTAATGCCGCCCTTCATCCCGATGTAGTGAACGTCGGCGGCGACAAGTGGAACAAGGATACGGCGGTACGTTTGGAACGGCAATACCAGGAAGCCAAACCAGCGCTCGCTGCGATTGAAGCGTCCGCTGTTGGTAAGGACGTGCAGGTTGGCGCACCGGGATCGTGGGATGATCTATCGGGTGGTCAGCAAGAAACTACGGAAGAAAAGTGGAAGGACGCCAACAACGACAAATACTACCAGTCTGAGGTGGACAACTATTATTCCGGTGAGGGGGGCGCTTCGTACGACGCACACTATGAGGTAGCGTCAAAGTTCAACAGCGGTGACGAACACGAATGGGCGTCGGACGCGCTCGATACGTGGCGTGCAGAGCGCGAAGACAAGGGCTTGCCGGAAGTTCCTTTTGACAACGATACACTGCTTAATGCAATGAGCATCCCCGAGGAAGGCGACAGTAAGTTTGATCTTGAGATCAACAACGAGAAATTAGGCAAGCCTGAAGGCTGGCTTGGAACAGCGGAAGGGCAGCCTTCATTTCCAGGCATCGACGAGAAAAATCCTGCGCTCGCGCTGACAGGCGAGATGCGTAATGAGCTTTCGGATGTGATGGAGGGGGCGTTCGATAGCCGCGTCGAGGATCGCACTTCGGAACAACCACCGCCCGATTATATTGGTGAGCAGTCCAAGGAATCTCTCGATATGGCTTGGAACGAAATGAGTGACGAGCAGAAGTACGAAGGGGCAAAGCAGTACGACAGCAGCATCGAAGACGAGGGACACGTTGCTGGATTGGATAAGCTGCCGACGAACTACGATCCGCTTAATGCGCCTTACGGCGAACGTGATCCATTGAATCAATCGTCGGGCGCTGCTCAAGAGCACAAACAAGACTACCAGCGTACGCAGGCGCTTGCGACTTTTATGTCTCAGCAACGCGCGGCGGATTTGTTGGTAGAGCGTGGTTTTGTGAAGGATCGTGAAGCTGCGCTCGCGCTCGTGCGCGATGCTGACAATAAACTGTGGCAAGGTTGGGTGGGCAGTTCCACTGGCAACAACGGTCTAATTTTGCAAGCTGCCGCTTCTGAAGAGCTTGGTGGTCATATCAATCTTCGGCACATGCCTGAAACTTTGGAGGGCATAAAAATACACGCCAACACGGCCGAGCTATATGCAAAGATCGGTGGCTTCGATGGCGCGAAAGCGCTTGTGCGTGCGAAGTGGGAAACGTCGCAGTATCTACTCGACAAGGCGGGTATCAACACGGTCGATGTCTATCGTGGGATCACTCCAAGGAGTGATTACTCGACGATGACTCATTCAGTTAACGTTAGCAGCAAATACTTTGATGCTCAGGCCCCGGATGATATTCGATCATCAAGTACCGTTTTTGCCAAACTGCCCAATTTCAAATTGGAGCGTAACGGTCTAGCATCAACGAGTATGAGTGCTGGGGTGTCGAATAATTGGGGCAGCGACAACCGTGTTGTCTTTCGATTTTCGGTGCCTCGTACAGCGGTTGTTTCGTTGCCTGCCTACGGCAAGAATCATGCTAATGAGCGTGAGGTTGTCATTGCGGGCACTGCTTGGAAGACGTGGGATGCGTGGTCCAAGAAAGCGCCAACGTTCGAACAAGTTCCAATGGTGTCAGGGGTGCACGCATGAAGCCTTTCAACATCCTTGATCATGAGATCAAAAACAAACTGTCGCACTGGCTCGACCCGCGTGAGCGTTTCAAAGATAAATTCGACGCGATCCGTGAGAAGTATCGCAAGAAGCGTTTGGCCGAACAAAAGGCAAAGCGCAAGGCAGAGGGATAAATGGCATCTTGGTGGCGTCATATCGCATTGCTGCTTGGGGATGGATCGGGCACCGGCTCGTGGAAAAAACGTGCCGCGCGTGCGCTTGGTATTACAAGCTTTAGTGGTCAAAGCTGGCCTGAGATTATCTATAACGCCGAGCCTGAATTCCAGCGCCAGCCAGACGCCAGCATCCACACGCGCCGTTTGGTTGATCCTTCCTATGCAAATTTGACTACAGGTTCGTGGGCAAAGCGACTGCTGTTGTCCGGTGAATTGACCGGCGACGCAAGTGATTGGATTTTTGCGGATGGTACGTGGAACGATAGCGGCTTCTGGCGAGATAACGGCATCTGGCCGTAAAGGAAATTATAATGGCTAAGCAAGTCGTCAATGAGGGTGACAGCGGCCTAACGGCGCGTGGGAAGTTGTCGGGCAATTTCGACGAACTTTACGCTGTAGGTGATGCAATCGTAGCTAATGATACGATCAGCAAAGCCAACTCGGCGTCACAGCCGGGTGATTTCGCGACTACAGAACTTGAGCACGATCCTGCAACTGATGTGGGTGGTGAGTTCGCATTAGCGTTGCTGAATTTTACTGACAATCCGCTTGACGGCGATCAAATTCAGCTAGGCACTCGCCCTTATTTTTTCCAAGACACGCTCAATGACTTCGATGGACATGTGAAGATTGGGGCTACGGCGGCGGACACGTTTACCAATTTAGCGGCTGCTTTGATTGCGGGTGCGGGAGCAGGCACGCAGTTTTCCGCTTCAACGACAGCCAATACGGAAATCAGGCATGATGGCAACGCCATCGTTACCAGCATCGGTTTCTTAGCCAACGTTGTAGGGACACCGGGCAATTCATTGAACGCCGATGTTTCTGGCGGTGCGTATGGAACGTTTGCGGGTGGCGGTTTTGTAGGTGGCGTCGATATTAAGTATGGCTACAAGGCTGGGGTCGTGCGCAGTGATCTGGCGGTATACGATGTCATTGCGGGAGCGGTTTCACTTCAAAGCACTTTCAATACAGTTACTACAAACTACGTTTATGTCCTTGCGGGCGTGGTTGCGTCGGCGACAACGAATATTCCCTCCTATGGTGCGTTTCTACTTGCGACGGTTGATGCTGAAGGACCAATCATCAGTTCGATCACGGATCGTCGCGCCATTTTAAATTCAAGCGCACTACCAAATCCGATTGGTGCTTCACAAAATAGATTCCCGCGTCCACTTGCGGCTGTGCCTAGTGAGAGTATTTGGGGCTTCCCGGCAGCAGCAATTGTTTGGGAAGAGGTTATCAGTGATGGTAATGTGAACGGCACGGCATCTACAACTTTCACACGCTCGATTGCTGTATCAACTGGGAACGTGTTGCTAGGTGTTTCAATTGAATCCAGCCTAGATTTTGGCGGTGCCGGGATCAACAGCGTTACCTGTCAAGTCGGTATCGATGGCGAGCTAGATAAGTTTGCTTCCGAGATGGAGTGCTTGAATGCGGGCAATCTGCAAGTGTCACCGTACCTTTCTTGGTATGTTTTTGATGGTGTCACCGATGTAAAGATCACGATGACTGCGAATGTTGATTTTACCAACGTGTCCACTGGTGAGTGTATTATTCGATTCTTATGGTTCGAGTTTGGTGTTGGGAATTAAAGGGGAAAAATCATGGCACTTACGAAAGAC